AGCACCGCATTTTCGTAGCAACTCTCGGCACTCGTCGAAGGTCAGTAGATCCTCGATCGATTCTTGCGAGAACTGCTTCGGTACGTTTCGCCAGCCTGCCAAGCAATCGAAAAGACAGTCCCGTGTCTGATCGAAAACTTCTTCGACTGAAACGCCATCCTTAAAAATTACATCGATGACTTCGAGCACCTTGCGTTGCTGTCGCATCGATTGAGCCTTAGCATCGAAGACCGGCCTCGATGCCATTGGAACGTCTTTGTCGCTTTCGAGCCAGATTGGAAAGGTCTGGCCCGGTTCTAAACTGATTGGCATGTTAGGTTGCTGCTGTGAAAGTGATCGAGCATTCTTGGTCGATGTTCGACCCGTCTCGATTGGCTTGCCAAGTGATTTCATCGACAACCATGTTTTCCCGGTCGGCTTCGCTGATCGATTGAATCTGAGCCTTAGGTGCATTGATTGTGATGACGCTGTTGGTTGGCCCGTCTAGACTCCAGGTCAGAGCATGTTCGCTCATGTCGAGAAGTTTACCATATCGATCTTGCGTTGCTACCGTCTTGGCTTCTGGGTTGCCCGTGATCGTCACGATCCGATTCGTGATAAGCCCCGCCGAGAATCCCGCCGCTGTCCCGCTGGACTCCCTAAGAATCATTGTGTTGCCGCTGTCGAGGGTAAGGTTCTCGACTTCCAAGGCAACGCTATTCCAAGTAGTCGTGCTCGATGCAAATCGCAACGGCTGAGCCGTCGGATAGGTCGGAGTCAGGATCGCCGTATCGGTTGGCGATTGCCAAATCCCCATGAAGTCGAACTCAAGGAAAGCCGCTTTCCCTGATGGACAGCTTAACTTGAAGGTTCCCGCGCACCCTCGAAGCAACTTGAGAACGCCATCGATATACACTCCGATCGTAATCGTCTTGACGTTGCTTCCTGGTGCTTCGGTTCGAGGTGTGAACACTTGACCGGACTTCACCCAACCGCAAGCAGGTAGGAACGTATCGGCCCAAGACGGCTCGGTTGCGGTTCCATCCCAGCTAGCGTCATGCTTAAAAGTGATGCGACCTTTGTAGCCACCGGGAACGCTAGCACGCATACCGAATGAGCCTTGCCCCTCCCTGGACTCAAGCTCTGTTTCGGTTTGAACCATGATATCGTAACAGTTGAATGCCGCCTCCGATGCCGTCAATGATTCGGCGGTTCCTGGAGTCGCTTCAACCTTGGCCGCTAAGACTCGTTTTCGTTTTAGTAAAGTCATATTAGATCCCTAATTCTGGTGATGCCCTTAGTTGAATTTTACCCTCAGCCGCCATTGTTACGTCTCGCAAGCGTCGCTTGATTTCGATCGGTAGTCTTTCAGCCGCCAATCGAGCCGCGACCTGTGGAATGTTCTTTTCGTCGAAGTAATCGCCTGGACTTTTACCTTTTACTTTGCGAATGGCCCTAGACCCTTCGAGTCGCTTGTAAACGTGACCGCCCCAATTTCTAGCAATGAAGCCATCAAGCACCGCAGTCCAGCCGCCTCCAACGTGGGTTCTATAGTAGATGCCTTCCGATACCGTTTTTTTCTTCCGCTTGCGTTGGAACTCATAGGCTTCGTGCCAACGTACCGGGAACGGATGCCCGCCCCAAAGCTTAACCGCTGTTCGTGGACTGTCAGCCGTTGCATTCTGTTTGCGCCAAACAGCCTTTTTGAGAGTCGCCGCTTTTGTGTATCGCTTCGTCGTGAACTTGTTTTTGCTGTGAAGCTTGAAGTTTACCACCTTGCCGAGTTGCTGAGCCGCTTCAACGCCAACCGTCCTAGCCGTTCGATTAACCGCCGTTGCCATGTGCCTGTTCAAATGCCCCTTGAAGGTTCCAAGAGCCTCTACAAGCTTGGCTAGCGAAGCTTGATCGACATCTACTTTGAACTCGCTCAATGTCGTCATGCTAGCCTCTCACCTGGGTTGGATCGTCATCATCGGTTCGGAACGTGACTGCTATCGGGCAATTGATGCCATCAAGACCGCCATCTGCCGAAACGTATTCTGGACTCATAAACTGAGCATCATTCGCCAAACCGCCGAACGTGTGCCAAGTGGTCGAGCCTCCTGCGATCGCTCGCACGATGTCGGATTGGAACTGGTTTAGTAGTTCGTCGATTGTTGCCGTTGATCGCTCCGAAGGCATCAGGTGACATCGGATCTGGTATATCTGCCGGTAGGCTTGCGCTGGCGGGTTGCCAGGATGGGATAACTCAGCAACTAGCTCCTGTGGCCCCTGAACCAGCATGATTTGCCGATCCTTTGGGGTGAAGTCTCCGAACCTCGTTGGACGAACAACTTCAAGGACATCGGTTGCATAGTTGCCGTTGCCGATCATCGGACCCTCGGAGAGAACGCAATCTGATCCCCTCCAAGGTTCAATTCTTCGCTCAAGATTCCTTCAATGCCATCATTCGCAACATGAACCTCGAAGACTGGCGTGATTGTATCGCCGTCCTCTGGCAAGATCGCTAAAGCGTCACGAATCACAACCGCATTGATGTGCCTTGCCTTGCCGTTTTCCTTGTAGTAAACGACAGGCTCAGCAAAGTCATTCGGGTTGCAAAACACTGCCTCAGCGTCTTGCTCGATCATGTCGCTAAGTGACATCGATTAGGCTCGCTTGCTGGTAATCTCGATGTAATCGACGATAACCGAATCGGTGTTGGTCGAAGCAGTCTTTTGCAACTGAATGTATGGCTGTAGACCTGTCGAAAAGTTGCTCATGTCGAAGACCGTCGAGGTTGCGACTCGCTGGCCATCGACAAGGAACTTGACGTTGGACTTGCCACCGGTGAAGTCGATGAAGAACCGCTTGTAGGTGGTTGAGAGGCTCACGCCGGTTGCAACATCGTCCTTGTCATTGACGCTGTCATCGGTTTCGCAAAGGATCGCATTCGATCCGATCAATCGAAAGCTTGCATGAGATGCCAAGCTATCGATCGCATCATTGCGAGCCGTGCAAAGACCAAAGGCCAAAGAGGTAGCCGCGTTGAGCGTACCGCCAACCTTGACGCGAAATTCGATCGACTGCAATAGGTCGATGTCGAAGTTGAGAACGTCGCTCTTGAAGACGCAAACATTTTGAATTTCGTTTGCACTGTCGAAAGCGATCGTAAGCTCGCCGTTGACACCGCCGACAGTATAAGTCGGAGTACCGGTCGACGAGGTGTCTGCAACGTCCCATTGGTCAGAACCAACAGGCGATGCAAGGAGGGTTTGTGGCCCTAAAAAGTCCTCAGTCTGCACCAAAAAATCTTGAGTTCCAGCCATTTCGTTTATCCCTTTTGTTTGTTTGTTTGACTCCAAAAAGCCCTCAAGCCGCTGGGCTCAAGGGCTAAAATTCACGTTACAAGCTACGCGGTTGCGTACTTGTAAAGACCTCGCCAATCAATGGCTTTCACTCCGAAGGTTTGACGAACCTTGTACTCGTAAACATCCCTTCGGAAATTCCAATCGCTTTCGAGAACTGGAGATTCTTCGCCTTGCAAGAACGATACTTCCAAGGTGTCGATCTGCGATGGATCTGCCGACAAGTACCAAGCGGTGGCACTATTGCCGTCAAGGTTCGGATCGCAAACGACATTGAGTTGACGCGAACCACCTTGGCCGTAAAGGTTTTGAACTCCCGCGTTACCATTGGCAACGATGTAGCTGGTCGAAGAAACCAGTTCCAAAGCAGTTGCCTCAAGAGCCGCTGGCACGATTAGGTAACGAGGTACGACGCTGACGATCGTATCGCTACTCAACCCCTTTTGCGTTCGCATGGCCGCGAAAGCAGCATTCAAGGTTGTAACGCTCGGAGCCGCCGAAGCACCGCTGAGGTTTGATCCGCTAGCGTGTGATGCAGAGAACAAAGCGTTGCCGTCGCCCATCAAAGCATTAGCCGTGAGGACTGCATAGACCTCTTTGTTGACCTTGCGTCGGCAAGCGTTGCCGTGCATGGCTGGTACTCGGCTGATCGCATCGAGGTCATCGTTAATGACGGTTTCCCAAGAGATGGTGAACATCTCCCCGTATTTCTCGACCTTGTACGATTCCTTGGAATCGCTCATGGCCTTTTCTTTGTACTCGGCTCGCTCTGGCACTTGCTCAGGATCAGGTGCTTCGCTGAATCGAGTGCGATTGATCTGCTTGAAATCCTGCACGCTCGGAGCTTGACGCGCCCACACTTCCCA